TCTTAACAATATAGATAAGTGGATATGAATATTGATACACCGATTCAATCCCAAACCCACGGAGTTCTTGGAAGTATGACATCTCTTCTCGCATTCGCTATCAGCTTCCTCCCTCATCTTGAGGCGTGGCTCCGCGTCTCGTCGCTTGCATTCGGAACGATTGCCGCGATTGTTTCCATCTTTATTATGCTGGAAAAACGACACATCGAAAAAGAGAAGAGAAATGAAAAACATACTAACTAAGTTACTCGCCCTTCTTACGGGGGCATCCAAGACGGTTCTTACTTTTATCGTTCCGATTCTGCGGGACAGCACGTCTAAACTGCTTGCGGACATCCTTCCTATCGCGCTGGAAGTTGTCTCCTCTTTGCTGACGAGCAACAAGACGAATGAAGAGAAGCGTAAGGCTGCATTTGTTCGTATTGAAACTGCCGCCAAGCAACGCGGGATCGAAGCTGCGAACTCTGTTATCAATCTTGCAATCGAGTTGGCTGTGCAGCGCGTCAAGCAATGAGCGAAGAGACGAAAGCTTGGTGGCAATCTCGGACGATTATCGGTGTTATCGTCATACTCCTTGCCCAGCTTCTTAAGTATCTCAAGGTCGATATTGTTAACGAGGAGTTGACCGAGATTGTTACGCTGGTGATGGACTTCGCAGGCGCATCGCTTGCGATCTACGGACGGGTTAAGGCTAGGAAGCAGATCAAACGCACTACACCCGGCGGCAAGTTCAATCCTAAAGCAGAAGTTCGCAAAGCGAAGCCCGTTCGCAAAAGGGTATTCGGCGTATTCCTACTGCTCACCTGTGCGAACATTTGCTATTCGCAAATACCGTATCCTTCTCACGTGTGGTATGATAACCCGATTGAGATTCATCCCATTGAAGATCGCCGTTCGTTTATTGTGCGTCTGCTGGACAGTTTGTTTTTCAGTATGTCTGTCTTCCCGCTGAAGGGCGAGATCAGGGGTAACGCTGACTTCTAATGCGATCCACCTTGGCACAGAGGCTGGAGATGGCGCGGTTTATCGTTTCTGTCGAGGCGAGGCGGGACAAGAACGGGAACCTACGTGTTTACAAACTACCTGCTGCTGACGGGGGAGGGACTTACGAGATAGCTGGGATCAACGACAGGTTTCACCCAGATGCGGCGAGACGGCTTAAAGAACTTCTGGAGGCGAAGAGGTTCCCCGCTGCGGAGGAATACATCGTGGACTACCTACTGGCTTATACAGATATTGTTACCAAGTGGACAACCCACCCTGCGATAGAGGCATTCTTGCGAGATTCGGTATTTAATCGTGGGCCGAGAGGAGCTTTACGTATTTTGCAGATTGCCTTGCGTGTAATAGATGACGGCAACTTTGGGCCTAAAACCCGCGCTACATTGCTTGAGGCACTGAAGAAGCCCGATGCCCTGCTAACCTCCCTCCGACGCGCTAGAGAGGCGTATGAGCGCAGGGTAGCCCCACCTGTAGGGGCGAGGGCCAAGTTCTGGGTGGGGCTGGTCAACCGCTGGAACAAAGCCTACGACTTCGCCAAGACTTTTATTGTTTAACAATATGAACGAAGATGAATACAAAATATTCGTGCTGGCCTTGATGTCCATCTGCACGTCGCTGATCGCGGTCTACGGGATAATGAAGATTGCTTATGCCTACTGAAGAGGAACTCCGCAAGGAGATCGCTAAGTTGCGGGAAGTGCTTGCCAAATGTCTGAAGGCGCGGCAGATTAACCACGTAAAGCAAATCATCAAGGAGGCACTTACTTATGGCGACAGAAAAATCTAACGGGACAATGAAGCGGCTTGGTCTTTCGGGATACAACAAGCCGAAGCGCACTCCGTCCCACCCTACCAAGAGCCACGTCGTTTACGCAAGGAGCGGAAGCCAAAAGAAGGTTATTCGCTTCGGGCAGCAGGGAGTTAGCGGAAGCCCAAAAAAAGAAGGAGAGTCTGCCGCCTATCGTAAACGCCGCGAATCATTTAAAGCAAGGCATGCTAAGAACATTTCCAAGGGCGCAATGTCTGCGGCATATTGGGCCTCAAGGGTGAAGTGGTAAAAAATTCTTTACATTTCTTTTAACCTCCTTCAGAGTTATTCACATGCCAAACGTAGTCAGGCGAACGCTGACAATAAACGGAGAGAAGTGGAAGCTGCTCTTCCGTGCCCCTAGAAAGTCCGATGCACCGGAGGTCAGCATCGCGGATGATGACGAGGGGCTTTGCTCGTATGAGGACAACACGATCTACATCAAACCCAGCAGCGAGGCACTCGGCACAGCGATCCACGAGGTCTTACACGCAGTTCTGCCGGACAACGACGAGGATTCTATTGCCCGTGCTGAAGATGCAGTGATGCGACTCCTTTCTGTATTCCCGAAACAATACCTGTGCAAAGAAACAGCATTTGAATTATGAACCAACTACCGAAACAAGGAACGTGGTGGACATTCCGTGGCGACCAGCAAGGCTGCGGTAAGTCCCAGCAAGTCGTGGAATCCTCCACAGCAGGAATCGTGACGTGGGGCAATGGGTTCTCTTGGTTCGGCCCCACAAATCTTTTCTTTCAGTTGTTCACACCAGATACGGAGAAATCAACAGTATGAGTTTAAGATCGGAGCAATGTTACGCACTCTACAAGACTCGCAACTTCTTGCGCGATCTTCTGGATAGCTCGACCAGACCGAAGACCGTGAAGGAACTTAAAGACAGAGCCTATTCTTGCTTGAGACACTTTCCCTTCCTTGATGAAAGGGGGAACCCAATGTGGTCACAGGACGAATTCCCGTGTCCCGTAATAGAAAAACAATATGAAAAAAAACCAGAAGCGTAGCGATAAGTTCGCTCCGTTCAACGTAGGTAAACAATGGAAGAAGTGGATGGCTGTGTCTTGTTCACACGGCGATCACATCGACCCAGAGGCGCGGGACGCAGTTCTCGCATTTAAAGGCAGGTTCAAACCGGATACGACTATCCATTTAGGAGACTTCGTGGATATGGCGGCGGCTCGCAGCGGGGCTATGAACGACCCGAACTCTGCGGATAGGGCGGCGAGTGTCGCTGACGATCTCGCTGCTGGTGTGGATTTCCTTCAAGAACTACGCCCCCAGCATATCCTTTACGGCAATCACGAAGATCGCTTGTTCAAGCTGGCGCACTCCCCTAACGCACTGGCTGCACATGCGGCGACTATTGTTATCCAAGAACTGGAGAAGGTGGCGAAGAACCTCAAGGCAAGGATGTATCCGTATGACCTTCGGTCATACTGTTCTTTGGGTGGGTTCAAGTTCATCCACGGGTTCATGTTCAATCTATCAGCCATCCGCGATCATGCAGAGTCACATGGCAACTGTATCATGGGACACTTGCACAGAGTGGGCGTTGAAACCGGCAGGACACTTAACCCCTCAACAGCTTACTGCGTCGGGACACTGATGAAGCTCGATGCAGACTACGCGAAAACCCGCCGCGCTACTTTGGCTTGGAGCCAAGGATTCGGTTACGGCTACTACACAGACAACCAACTAACAGTAAACCTATGCGAAAGAAAACCGAACAATCCGTGGATATTGCCGCTATAGAGGCGGCTTGGAGTGCGTTTTTTGATAACAACTCATCAAAAACAAAAGATCAATTAAGAGAAGAGGGATGGAAAACAAGAGACGATCTTTTAAAATTAAAAATGGGATGGCGTGATATTCGTGATGCCGTCGAAGCTGAAAAACTTGAAAAGAAAATCTTTCGAGTTAAGTGCGATAAATTAAATCGTGACGTTGCGCTTTACCGCCCGAAACTTTGAAGGCTCCCCTTTCGAGGAGCCTCCAAGTGATGAACACTACAGTCAACAACGGGAAACCAATAACCGTTGTATGTAGAAGTTACTAAAGTTCTGTTTGGTTGTCAATAGTTGACTTTGCATACACTGCAACAGCTAACGCTGCCCAGCAATGCGAGGTGATGCCGTAGGTTGCACCGGGTTCTTTCTTGGTTCCTTGCCCGCCTAGTTTCTTGAGTAATGCCTGTCTGATGTCTTTGTCTTTTGACCGCATCGTGCCGCATAAAAGTAGTTTAATGTCTTTCCTGTAGCACAATTGTGGCTCCTTCCTAGCTATCTCGCAGAAACGGCCTACCCACATACAGGTATTAAAGACACTCGCTCCTACCGCCATACCGTAACTAGCGATCATCTCGATTGCTACATGATCATATTCCCTACCGATTAAGAGTTGCCGCATCTCTGCGTTCGGGACGTGCCCGTAGTCGATGATCTTTCCGTCGAACTGGACGAAGGCACTCTTCTCAGGGCCGGGGTCTATTGCGAAGATTGTCATATCAAGTCTATACGAGATACCCGTGTTCCTTTGCCCACTTGGGATTATTGTGAATAGAGTCGTGACATTGGCGACATACTGGCATCCACGTCTCTACGTTGTTTAAGTTCTTTCCTCGTCTCGCTTTGTGGTGAATGTCAGTAGCTTCAACACCGCAGATATCGCAACAGGGATTGCTTAAAAGATAAGCTTTCCGTTTGCCGGAATAGACCGCGAGTTCAGCGCGATGTTTCTTGCTTACTCGGTTCGGTCCCTTCCTAGCTTTAAGTGGTCTTCCTCTTTTTAGTCCGACCTTTCTCGTTATCATCGTAATACTTTCTTATCTTGTGGAGTGCCTCGACACACTTCTCTTCGGGGATGGCTCCTTTGACTCCAGCCGGAAACGCATCGTCCCGTTCGTGCATATCGCTTAGATGGTTAAGCCTGAACGGAGAGACATATATCTTGTGGTCGCCGTTATCGTCTATCCCCATAAATGTATACAAGTCGATCACGCTATAGCCTCTGGATTCCAATACAAAATGTTCTGCCTATTTCCGTTTGACCTCATGCCCCCCGGCATCCGAGCAAACTGGGATCGCGTCCAGAGTCCTCGATCTGCCCCGAGAACACACGCTCTACGGAAGAAAGAGAGAACCTTGTCTTCCTTCTGACCCTCTACATAGAACCATCCGTGCAGCGACTTTCCTCCCGAGTCTACCACTATCGCTAGTGGCATCTTCTCTGCGAGCTTCAGAAGTATAGCCGCTTGTATATCCTTGTCGATTTTGTCGCCCTCTACGACGAGGAACCTCCTCGGCCCAGTAGCGTCTAGAGTATGCTGGCTTTGCTTGCCGTCTTTGGTTTTGCCATACTTCGCTGTCATCGGGCTGGGAACGATCTGCTCCAGCCCTCCAGCCGATTGCAGGAACTGGTCTAATCGCTCGGTGAAGAACTTGCACTTATCTCCAGCGCAGACCCACGGATTGTTCGGGAATAGCCTCGGCAGGACTCGCTGTGCCTGCTCCTCTAGGTCATCTCCTAGGCGAATTGGTGATCTTTCCCACAGATCAACCGCTCCAAGGTTACTAGCGGCGATCTCCCGTATCTGGATGGGGTCTTGCTCGGGCCACTTCGGGGCTTTGAACTGTGCATTATACTGCCCATTATTCTCTAAAATCGTTTCATATATTTTCTCTACTGCGTGTTCTACTTCGTTCCTTGGGTTGGGATAGCGGGTCATGCCTGCTCGGAGGTAGCGGACGGCTTCCTGTGCGTCCATTCCTTGGAGCCTACACTGCCAGCCTGCTTGCATTATCCAGAGGTGGACGCCACCGCCTGCTGCCGGACACGGGGGAATGGTTCTATCTTTCACGAGAAGATAAGGTAGAGGATACAGATGATGCAGACGACGATAACGAGGATCGTGTCTGGGGCGAGGTAGTCTCCAATTTTGCGTTTATCTTTTCGAGCCAATCCGACTCCTTCTTCTGTTTCTCCTTCGGGGGATTGAGCCGTCTCCATTGCCTTTGGTATTCGGTTCGTTCCCTTTTAGGACGATAAGTGTCTGGGATGGGGGAGAGTATCGCAAGCATTTCGTGCGTTACGCATTGGTGTTCGTTCTTGCAGAAGCGGATACGGCGAATGAATTGGTTGCCGTGTTCGTCCTTCAGCCTGCGGGATTCCTTCACCTGTAGCTTGGCGCGACATGC